ATCTTCGACGGATACCAACGGCAACGTGGTGATTGCCCCCAACGGTACAGGCGACGTTCAACTGGACGCTGACACGGTGCGTGTTGGTGATGCTGCTGCCGCAGCCACCCTGACATCTAATGGCGCAGGCGCTCTCACGGTGACCACCGGTGGCGCTGCTGACCTCACACTGTCTACCAACTCAGGCACAACCTCTGGCACCGTGGTAATCGCCAACGGCGCAAACGGTAACATCACTCTGACCCCTGACGGTACAGGCGATGTAATCTTGTCTGCTGACCGCGTGCAGATGGGTGATTCCAATACTGACACTACGCTGACCACCAACGGTACAGGTAGCTTAAACCTGACCACCAACAACGGTACAAACTCTGGCACGATCCAACTTGCCCAAGGTGTTAACGGCAACATCACGCTGACTCCCAACGGCACCGGTTCGGTGTCTGTACCAAAACTTGTTTGGAGCAACGGCACTACAACCCGTGTCCCCTTCCTGACGACTGGTGGGCAGTTCACTGACTCCGCAAACTTGACTTTTAGCGGTACGTCCTTGTCCACCACGCAGATTGACATCACTGCTCAAGGTCAACTCCGTCTTCAAGATACAACGGGCGGTGAATATGTAGCTCTTCGCGCACCCGCGACACTGGCTGCTAATTACACACTGACCTTCCCCGCAGATGACGGCACAAGCGGTCAAGCTCTGATTACGGACGGCTCTGGTGTTCTGTCATGGTCTACAGCGGCTTCTGGTGATGTGTATGGCCCAGCCTCTGCTACTGCAAACGGTATTGCTTTGTTTGATGGCACGACAGGCAAGTTGTTGAAAGACTCTGCCGCGCAGGATGGCCTGATCTATGGCCTGACGGTTGGTCGTGGTGGAACTGCGGTGGCTACCAATACTGCGGTAGGTGTAAGTGCTTTAGCGGCAAATTTGGCAGGCGGCACAGGCAACACGGCTGTTGGTTACCAAGCGGCCACCGCAAATACTTCAGGCACTTTAACTGCTATTGGTCATCGTGCGGGGTACAGCAACACCTCTGGTACGGCAAATACTTTTATGGGTGAGTCGGCGGGTTATACCAACACAACCGGAAGTTACAACACCGCTATTGGTACTGGGGCGGCTAAATTCAACACGACTGGAATTGAAAACACAGCGGTTGGATACGCCGCAAGCCAAGGTGTAACTACGGGCACTTTGAACGTATCAATGGGTAGCCGCGCCCTTGAGTTAACAACAACGGGCGGTAACAACATCGCCATTGGCCCATACGCACTTAACGCCAATACCACATCGTCTTTCAATACCGTCGTTGGTTCATCTGCACTTCGCTTCAACACAACAGGTGCTAATAACACTGCTGTTGGTTATCAGACGGGTTATAGCAACACCACAGGCTCTGGCGGGGTCGCTGTAGGTTATCAAGCGGCTTATACCAACACGGGGTACTCATATCTTAACGCTGTTGGTCAACAAGCCTTGTACAGCGCCACTGGCACTGGCACTGGCGCTTGTAATGCGTTTGGTTATCAAGCTGGTTACTCCACGGTATCTGGCCTTGTAAATGCTTTTGGTCATGAAGCCGCAAGAAACTCAACGGGCAACCTTGTTGATGCGTTTGGCTATCAAACTTTAAAAGCAAACACCACTGGTGGAAGCAATGTTGCATTTGGTTCTCAAGCCCTTTATTCCAACACCACGGCCTCTAATAACACCGCTGTAGGTTTTCAGGCGGCTTATTTCAATACCACAGGCGCAAACCTTACGGCTGTTGGACAGAGTGCTCTTAAAGCAAACACGACTGGCGGCTCAAATACTGCTGTTGGCGCAAGCGCTGCTACGGCAATAACGACTGGCGTTCAAGTTGTTGCTATTGGTGTAAACGCATTAGTTGCTATGACCACTGGTGGAGATAGCGTTGCTGTCGGCGTCAATGCAGTTTCAAAAGCAACCACCGCTATAAACTTAGTTGGTGTTGGTCTTAATGCTTTATTGGAAAACACCACTGGTGCTTCCAACGTAGCCGTTGGTAATTACGCTCTCCGCAATGTAATTACTGGTAATGACAATACTGCCGTAGGACACAGTGCGCTTGTTACCAGTACAGGTTCTAACAACACTGCTGTCGGCTCTGGGTCTCTTTTATCTAACACCACAGCATCCAACAACACGGCTGTGGGTTATCAGGCTGGATACGCCGTATTGACGGGTACAAACAACGTCGCGTTAGGCTATCGCGCAGGTTACGGAAATACCGCAGGGTATACCGTGGCTATTGGTAACGAGACTTTGTACTACAACACTGGAACCGAAAACACGGCTGTTGGTTCTGTTGCCCTGTTTGCGAATACCTCTGGTGCGTATAACGTAGCCATTGGGCGTCAGGCGCTCCAAAACAACACCACAGCATCCAACAACACGGCTGTGGGTTATCAGTCGTTGTACGCCAATACAACTGGCGCAAACAACACGGCAGTTGGCCCATCGCTTGGAACAAACACGACTGGACAAAATAATACAGCCGTTGGTTCGGGGGCGCTTAACTCCAACACCACGGCAAGCTACAACGTAGCTATTGGTTCTGGCGTTCCCACATTGTTATATTCTGCTCTTGGCTTAAACACCACTGGTGCAAACAACACTGCTGTTGGTACAGGCGCGAGTGAGCAAAACACTACTGGCTCAAACAACGTGTCGGTTGGTTATTCGGCTTTAGCAAAAAACACCACGGCCTCAAACAATGTTGCTGTGGGTTATGAATCGTTGCGTGCTAATTCAACCGGTACGAGTAACGTAGCATTAGGGGGGCAAGCCCTTCGCGCTAACACCACAGCGTCTCAGAACACTGCTGTAGGGTATCAGGCTGGTTACTCAAACACCACTGGCGCAGACAACGTATTTGTAGGTCGTGTGGCTGGATATTTAAACACCACTGGTACAGGAAATACTTTTGGGGGTCAAGGCGCTGGCTATGCGGTAACTACAGGTGGCTATAACACAGCTACAGGTTGGAATGCTCTGGGTAACCAGACAATGACTGGGTTCTACAACACCGCAGTTGGCGCTCAAGCCCTTTACAACAATACCTCGTCCAACAACAACAGCGCTGTTGGTTATCAGGCGCTGTATACAAACAGCACTGGCACAAATAACGTAGCGGTTGGTGTTGGGGCTTTGCAAGGTAACACCACAGGCAGTAGCAACGTAGCAATTGGCTATTTAGCCGCTGACGCAATCACTACTGGCGAGTTAAATATTGCAATCGGTCAGAACTCTTTGGGAGTTGGTACTACAGCAAACCGAAATGTGATGATTGGCACGAACGCTGGTATTGCGCTGACTACGGCTTCGTACAACACGTTTGTTGGGCATACTTCTGGGGAGGTAATGACCACTGGATCGAAGAACTCAATCATTGGCGCATACAACGGCAACCAAGGTGGCCTCGACATTCGCACATTAAGCAACTACATCGTGCTGTCTGATGGGGATGGGAATCCAAGACAATGGACTGATAACTTAGGCGTAACTACTCGCCCCGGAAACAGCAACTCGTACAGTTTTTTCAAGAGCGTCTCAGGTGTCGTGACTGCCGCCGCAAGCGGTTCATCCAAGAAACTTTGTACAGTTGGCCCAACTGGGCCAATAACTGTTCGTGTCATGGCAATTGGGCCTTCGGGTCAGGCTACTTCAGCCTCGTGTGTTGCAAACATAACTCAGGCTTATGGAAATTCCACCACTGGAACAATTACAAAAACTGTGATTGGAAACATATCGGACATTACAGTTGCTTACGACAATGGCGGTTCACCAATCTACACAATCAATTGCACAGTTACATACTCAGGTTCAGCCCCAACACTTTATTATGTGATTGAGGGTCTATCGACAGAAGGCTTCACACCACAATAATTAGAGAAAAAATGACAACGCCACTAACCAACCCCCGAAACCAACCTTTACCTTGGAGCAATTAAAATGACCACTCAATTCACCACCACCATCACCTCGATGTACACCCTGCAACAGCCTGACCCAGACTACGTGGTCAACGCGCTGTGGACAGTCACTGGCGTAGATGGCTCTTACACCGCATCCATCGGTGGCAACACGCAGTTCTACTCTGCCGAGCAAGAGGGCGCGTTTATTCCTTACGACCAACTCACTGAAGCCATTGTCATTGGCTGGATTCCCGCCAACCAGATCGAGAGCGCACAAGCCTGTGTGCAGGGCCAGATCGACAGCATGATCAACCCCCCTGTCAGCCCACAAAATACACCTTTGCCTTGGGCTGCGGCATAATTGCATGGGGTCTCGCCGCTGCCCCATCTCAGCGGTTGCAAAAACGGAGTAAATATGACTGACCAAGAACTGAACGCTACGCCTATCAAACTGGAACTGCCCCTCGGTGCAGTGAACTTTGTGTTGGCAGCGTTGGCCAAAGCCCCCTACGAGCAAGTCGCTGATCTGGTGCAATCCATCCGCGAACAAGCCACGCCTCAGCTACCCATGCCGGACATGAGCAATGAAGTTGCACAAGCCCCCGCAGACGCTGCCTGATGGCACGATAGAAGCAGCCCACGAGGTGGAGGCCGTGTGTCTCCACTGTGGTTACGACTTGGATGAGGCGGAGCTTGCCGCCGACACCTGCACCGATTGCGGCAAGCCGCTGGAGTTGAAGCAGAACGTGGCCATCCAAGTAACAACACTGCCCCCGATGTTTGGGGGCGTAATGTGAGGAATACGTCATGGTTGACGTAACCAAAGCTATTGGGGCGATTGCCGCCAGTGTTGCCGCACTGGGCGGCAGTTACACGCTTGCTGATAAATTTGGTTGGTTTGATAGGGCAATCATTGAGTGGTCGCCTGAAAACTTCAAAATCGTGGCAGAAGCTGGCCAGCCAATAAACGTCACCGTTGCGCGAATTAAAAAACGTGACGACTGCTCTGTTGAGAGCTTCACACCAAGCATCCGTGATGCAGCAGGAATGGTGCATGCAGCAACCACTACTGCCAGTAAATTCAGTGGCCCAGCAGGGCCAGAGATTGACACATTCACATATCAACTTACGATGGTGCAAAAAGAAAAGATTGCCAGCGGTAAGGCAACTTTGCTGGCGACCATCAAGTACAAATGTCCAGAAGGTGAGCGCGTTGTGCAGTATCCGCGCCACCCCAATTTAAGTTTTGACCTAAAGGGTTGACCATGATTCCAATTGTTGCATCCCTCCTCGGCACATTGGCCCAGAATGGTCTGGGCCTTTTGTCGTCTGCTATCCAAGCTAAAGGCAAAGAGGTTGTTGAGAACGCGCTTGGTGTAAAGATTTCCGACAACCCATCTGATGCTGAAGTCAGCAAACTGCGCCAGCTTCAGTTTGACCATGAAGAACGCTTGCTTGAACTCGGTATTGAGAAAGCTCGTATCGAGCAAGAAGAACTCCAAGCATTGCTCAAGGCGCAAGCCAACCAAGAAGATAACGTCAGCAAACGCTGGCAAGCAGACATGTCTTCTGATTCGTGGATGTCAAAGAATATTCGCCCCGGCACGCTTGTCTACATCTTGACCGCCTACTTGCTTTTTGCGGGTCTAAGCGCCGCAGGTATTGAGGTTAATGAGGCTTACGTTAACCTGCTCGGTCAATGGGGCATGTTGGTCATGACTGCCTACTTTGGTGGCCGCACCGTTGAAAAGGTCATGGAAATGCGCAGAAAGGACAAAGAATGAGCCTGAGTCAAGAACAAGCTGCATTCCTACTGGATGCCTGCGCCCTCATCAAATACGCCACTGAGCAAGGATTCATGGTCACTGGGGGCGAATTAGCCCGCACACCTGAGCAACAGGCTTTGCATGTTAAGGCAGGGCGCTCCAAAACCATGAACTCTATCCACCTCAAACGCTGTGCCATCGACTTGAACTTCTTTAAGGATGGGCAGATAATCTGGGACAAGGGCATCCTTGCTCCGCTCGGTGCATACTGGGAATCCCTCCACCCAAAAAACCGTTGGGGAGGCAATTTCAAGTCCTTGGTGGACTGCCCGCATTTTGAACGGAACGTGGGGTAAATCGTGCCACTAAAGAAGATACTGCTCAAGCCCGGTGTAAACCGTGAAAACACGCGATACACCAACGAAGGGGGCTGGTACGAGAGTGAGAAGATTCGCTTTCGTCAAGGCACGCCCGAGAAGATTGGCGGCTGGACACGTATTTCTTCATCGACATTCTTGGGTGTTTGCCGTTCTTTGTGGAACTGGGTGACCCTTGGCGGCATCAACCTGATTGGCGTAGGCACCAACCTCAAGTTCTATCTTGCAGCAGGCGGTATCTACAACGACATTACCCCCTTCCGCGATCAAGTCACGCTGACCAACCCGTTTGAAACATTTGTTGGCTCGCCAGTTGTTGAGGTGACTGATGCCAATGGTGGCTACATCGACGGCGACTTTGTGACGTTCTACAACGCAACAGCCGTGGGCGGCCTGACCATCTTTGGCCAGTACGAGATCACAGTCACGGGCACTAACACATACACCATTACGGCAAGCTCCAATGCTACGTCAGATGCAACGGGTGGCGGCACGGTCTATGCGCTATATCAAATCAATGTTGGCCCTGCCTATGTAGTGCCGCTTGTGGGCTGGGGTGCTGGCCCTTGGGGTGCTGGCCCTTGGGGTATTGGTGAGGCGTCTACGGACGCTATTCGTTTGTGGAGTCAGCAGAACTACGGCGAAGACTTGATCTTTGGCCCCCGCGAAGGCCCAATCTACTACTGGGATGCTACGTCTGGCTACACACCAATCACGTTCTCTGCAACCGTGGCCAACCCCACAGTGATCACTGCCGCTGCTGAATACGCTAACGGTACACCACTTCGCTTTGCACCTGACTCTGGGTCTACTATGCCGGTGGGCATTCTTCCCGGCGAGATGTATTACGTACGCAATGCCGCAGGTTCTTCGTTCAATATCTCACTGACTCCCTCGGGGGCGCTCATCCAAGTTACTGTTGCCGCTGTGGGTGTATGCCGTATCCTGTCAAACGGATATAAGTTGGCTGACTTTGGAAGCGCAACGGACGTGCCAATCGAGCAGAATTATTTGTTGGTGTCTGACATCAGCCGGTTTGTGTTTGCGTTTGGTTGCAACGATTACGGCTCCTCTGTGGTTGACCCAATGTTGATTCGCTGGTCTGACCAAGAAGACCCCTACAACTGGACACCCGCATCGACTAACCAAGCTGGCTTCCTGCGCTTGTCTCGCGGCTCTGAGATTGTCACGGCCACTCAGTCACGGCAAGAAGTTTTGGTGTGGACAGATGCCGCACTGTATTCACTCCAATACGTGGGTGCACCGATTGTCTGGGGTGCGCAGCTTGTGGGTGAGAACATCTCCATCGTGGGCCAAAACGCCGTGTCGTACGCCACGGGCGTGGCTTATTGGATGGGCAAAGACAAGTTCTACAAATACGATGGCCGCACGCAGACATTGAACTGCGACTTGCGCCGCTACGTCTTTGAAGACATCAACACCTCGCAGTACGCGCAGGTGTGCTCAGGCACCAACGAAGGCTTCAATGAAGTCTGGTGGTTCTATTGCTCCGCAAACTCTATCGACATTGACAAGTACGTGGTCTACAACTACTTGGAAAACGTGTGGTACTACGGCAATATGGCACGCACCGCATGGCTGGACTCTGGCCTGCGTGACTACCCACTGGCGGCAACGTATTACAACAACATCGTGAACCATGAAGACGGGTTGGACGACAACGCTACGGCCACTACATTGCCGATTGTGGCCTCTATTACTTCTGCACAGTTTGACTTGGATGATGGCCACAACTTCATGTTTGTGTGGCGCGTCCTGCCTGACGTTACGTTTGAGGGCTCGACTGCAACCCCGCCCAGCGCTACGATGTACCTGCTGCCATTGAAGAACTCCGGCTCTGGGTACTCGGTCAACAAGGCTACCGATGCTGACCACTCTGTGGCCAACCAGAGTTTTGCATCCATCACACGGATTGCCACGCTGCCCATTGAAGAATTTACGGGGCAGATTTTTACTCGGGTGCGTGGTCGCCAGATGTCCATCAAGTTTGAGTCCACCGAGTTGGGCGTGAACTGGCAGTTGGGTGCACCTCGTATTGACATGCGCTCGGATGGCCGTCGATGATTGTCACCTCTGAGTTTGAACTTCAACGCATCTCGCCGCCTGCACTGCCGCAAGCGCCGGAGGATTACCAGCGCCAGTATCAAGATCAGTTGAACAGCGTCTTGCGGTTGTACTTCACCCGCTTGCAAAGTATCGTGGGGCAACTGGAAACACTATCAGTTCCGTACGGAGCTTTCTCCAGCGACCAAGATCAAACTGCTGTGGTGAACACTGCTACGTTGATGACGCTGAACACCACGGATTTTGCAAATGGCGTATCAATCAGTTCTTCCAAAATCACGGTGGCCACGGCAGGGGTATACAACTTGCAATTTAGTGCCCAGTTTCAAAATACGGATACTGCTTTCCAAGATGTGTACATCTGGCTTCGTCAAAACGGTGTAGACATTCCCGGATCAACAGGCTTTGTTTCTATTCCAAACAGACACGCTGGTACGGATGGGCACGCAATCGTTGGATGGAACTATTTTCTAAATATGGCGGCAAATGACTACGTTGAGATTTATTGGTCTGTGCCTAACGTTGCTGTAACCATCCAGCATCTTGCCGCTTCTGGCACGCCAACTAAACCATCGACCCAATCGGTTGTTGCTACGATGTCTTTTGTTTCTACGATTCCGCCGTAATACCGTGTAACAACGCACCGCTTGACGTTGATTCGTACCTCGCCGTGAGAGATACTATGCGTCCCTCTTTACAAAGGTGCGAACATGAACGAACTTGAACTCTTTAAC